GAAACAAAGCATACTTATCAACCAGATAATGGTAATCTTCAAATGAATGAGTTTATGACTGGTGTTATGAATAAGTTGGATGGTTTGACTGTTAATCCTGATATAGTTCAAAAGAGTAGGGCTGTTGAAGTAGATATAAAACGAGAAATTGCAATAGGAAAAGCTGATATGAGTGATATCAAATCAGAAGAATATAAAGGTAAAGTTAATAATAAATTAGATAAACTAAAAGCATTGAGAAAACGAAATGGCCGTTAAACCAATACCAAATAAACAAGTAGTTAATAGAGGAGCTGTTAATAGAGCAAATCAAACTTCTACTAGAAATTTAAAAGCTAGAGGTGGTAATAGAAGAACATCCTTACCAGTGGGTAAAGATATAACAAAAAATTATGCGATAACTTTAAAAGACTTGGATACCGCTATACTTTCTCATGTTAAAAATGTTATGAGACCAAAGATTAGAGAAGCTAATGAAATGGTTGATGTAACTGTAATGTATGGTAACGAAGAAAGATGGAAATCTGCTAGAAAAAGAGGAGTAATGAGAGATCAAAATGGTTCATTCATTTTACCACTAATTATGTTAAAAAGAACAGGAATGGAAAAAAGTGATAATATTCCTTTATATCATCACGATGTAAAACGAGAAAATGTACAAGTTGTTAGACATGCTTCTTGGTCTAAAAAAAATAGATATGATAGATTTTCAGTTCAAAATAATATGAATCCTATTGAAGAACAACTTGTTACAACTGTTCCTAATTTTGTTAATGTAACTTATGAATTTGTATTATGGACTAGTTTTATAGAACAGATGAATTATTTAGTTGAAAGTTTTAGTGAACAATCTGAAACTTATTGGGGTGATTCAACCGATTATAAATTTCTGTCTACAGTAGATTCAATCGAAGATGCAACAGAATTATCTGTTGATACTGAAAGATTAGTTAAATCTAATTTTAATCTTACTACTAAAGCTTATTTATTACCAGAAGAAACTAACTCGGTAGTTACTAATAAAATGTCTCAGGTTCAGAAGAAAACAACTGTTTCAAGAGTTTCATTTGGTTACGAAGGTAATGCATCAAATTTCCAAGTGAAAAAATAATTAATACTTTTTAAAAATTTATATATATTTATATATAACTTAACAAATGGAGGTTATAAATGCCAGATAATAAAGATGAATCTAAATTAGCAAAAAAACTTGAAAATGCTACAAAAGTTGATCAAGAACACATAGATAGAATTAAAGAAATCCAACAAAAATATGTAAATGTTCAAACAAGTTTAGGACATGTATCAATAACAAGATTGAGATGGAAACAGCAATTAAATTCTTTAGATGAACTTGAAGATGAATTGCAAAATAAATTTTTAGATACACAAAAAGAAGAACAAACTCTTCTTGATGAATTGACTAAAAAATATGGTGATGGTACTTTGGATATGGATTCTGGAGAATTTATTCCAAATAAAGAATAAATATTAAAATTATGTAAAATAATTTAAGGTTTTGAGTTTTAATCATATATTTATATATGAATTATTGCTTGTGTGCAGTTACAAGAATTTTATATTCAATACAACATAAAAAATTAATTAGGAGATTTTAGATGCCATCCAGTGAAAAAATAATTTCCCCCGGAGTATTTACAAACGAAATAGATCAAAGTTTTTTACCCGCAGCCATTGGGGAGATAGGTGCTGCCGTAGTAGGTCCTACAGTTAAAGGTCCTATTTTAATCCCAACAGTAGTTTCATCTTATTCTGAATATCAAAGATTATTTGGTGATTCAGTTCAAAGTGGTTCAAGTGATTATACATATTTAACATCAATGACAGCAAGAGAATATCTAAAAAATGGTAATAGATTAACTGTTGTTAGAGTAGCAGCTGGTGGTGGTTTTCAACAAGCTTTTGCATCTATACCAACTGGTGGTATGGGTGCTGCAGCTGGTGGACAAGCAACTGCTGTTTATAATTCTGAAGGTAGTGGTCCTCATGAAGATCCTTCGGTTGATTATCAAGAGGCTGGTACAGATTATGTATTTAAATTAAGAACACATGATTACGGAGTAATTATGAATAATGGAGGTGGTCATGGTGGTCATGTAGCTGCAGGTGGAGCTGGAGCTCCCGAGAAAGAGCAATGGGCTGTTACTCAATCAGGCACTTCTCTTTTAGTCTCAGCTTCAGAACATAGTGTGAGATGGGAAGTTTCAAATGTAAATGCTAAAAAAGGTACATTTGCATTATTAGTTAGAAAAGGAACTGATACACATAAAAGAAAACAAATTTTAGAAACT